AGATAATACTGGTATTAATAATATAGTAGCTGGTGCTGGGACTGAAAATACTCTCGGTTCTACAGTTATTATGAAAGAGGCTGCCTACAATAGGCTAACTCCACCAAAAAACTCGATGGTTGCTGGTCTCGAGATGGATGCTCATATAGCTAATACATGGATAAGACAAACATATTCCGTGGATAAAGTGTTTATGATAGATAGTGATGATCAGTTAGCAGAATTTTCTAAACAGAATCCGGATTACTTCATAGAAACACAGGAAGTAATAAACGATGATGGAGTTCCTATTAGAAAAGTTGCGGTTGCATCAAGAAATCTAAGACTGAACTTTGATTTTTCTCAGGATGGGAAGATAATGGAGAATGTTCCTACTCGTCAAATATCAGCTAAGGGGTTGTTTGATGAACTGAAAAATTCTGGTCACATGTCTGATTATATTGATTTTATTATAGATCCAGACTCAATGTTACTCCCATCACTAGAAATCCAGAAGCAGACTTATATGGCTTTATTCCCGGTAATTACTAATCAAATAACATTAATATTTTCACTTAGAAATAAGGACCCAGAGGGTGCAGCCTCTCAACTTATGGCTCTCGAAAAACTACTTGATATACAGAATGGAGATATTTATGATTATATTTCAAAGGTCGATTATGATTCTATAATGGCAAAGGAACCATCACAAGCTCAAAGACAAATGGAGCAAGAGCAAATGAGGATAGATGCTCAAAACGCTGCTATGCAAAATAGAGCTGGTGGTGGTGGAGGAGTTACTCCGCCACCTGGTCAAGGAATGACCAATGATGGAACTGATCCAATGCAACCACAAAATCCTAATGAGGTCCCAAGACCTCAGTCACCGCTTGGGTCGGCTTTAGATGCCAGCGTTGGCAGGGCAGCTGCTCAGGGTTAAAATTAAAAAAATATGGCAGAAGAAACTAATCAAACTTTAATTCAAAAGAAAATTGCATTAGCTCAAAGCGAACATGCTTCAGTTATTATAGAGTTAATGAAAGACTGTATGGAGCAAGTTCCATTAGTAGATAGAACAAGCCAATGGAATACTTCAGTAAATGCAGTCATTCTCGAAGCTAATAGTGATATGCTACGCAAGATGGTTGATTATTTGGAAGAAATAAGAAAAGGGAAATTATTAGAAACTAAATAATAAATATGGAAGCTAGGCAAATCAAAAAAAAGAATTATACAGTCCAGATCGGTTATTCTGAGAAAGCAAAAAGTGAAAAGTTGTTAAAATTCATTTCTAAATCTGGTGATGAGTTTGAAATAAGTGCAGAAGAACTTTCGTCAATGTTAATTGGTGGTGTTAATTCCGATACTCTAGAGGCTACTTTTGTAGACTCTGAAAGAATTAATGTTGTCGAGGTTGGAAGACAACTACAATGTGTACTAGAGAAGGATATGAAGAAAGGGGAAAAGATTAATATTAATTATGTTCATCCGTATCCAGTAGAATTTGCTGTTATCGAGCAAGCATACAAGATAGCCAAGATAAACATGGATGTACCAGCCATTACTTTGACGAAAGAATACATAAAGGAAGTAATTTCTAAAGTAAAACCAGAGCAGGAAAATTTTTTAAAAAAGTTTTATAAAAGTTTCAATAACTTGAAACTAAAAAAATAATTAATTAAACCATCGTCACCGTTCACGATACGAGCGGATAAAAATATGGTAAATGTAACAAAAAACAAAGAAGAGTTAGAAAAAGAAGCAGCCGCTAAGAAGATTATTGATGCTGAAAAATTAGCTGATAGTAAACGAAAAGAGGATGCTGAAAAGTCTAAAAAGGAAGTAATTATATATAATACTTCTGGAGAAAAAATGGAGATTTCTGATTACTTTTATAAAGGAGTAATACCTGCAGGTTTTGTCGGAACATGCGGAAAGCCAGTAGAAAGAGAGGATTTATTGGATGTCTTTAACAAAGTGTTTAAGCCTTCTGATAATATTTTATTTTATAGACAATTAGATAAGGAAGTCTATATAGTTATTATCCCTTTGAAGTATTCCACAGCTGTTGGTGAGTCAGAAGATTCACTTGATGGTGATTTTCAAAAACACGCAATCTCATTTTTAAATGAGGGTTCGGTAAATATTGACACGTTGAAACAAAAGCTAGAAAGAATATTAAATTTTGTTAAATATAGCGACAGATAATTTGCGTATAGTGCGATAATATTGTATAATTAAATTAACCATCGTCCCCGTTCACGATACGAGCGGATAAATATATGGATAATATTGAAAATAAAAACATAGAGACTGAGGTAATTGAAAATCCTGAAGCCGATGAGGCGGAGCTTGATAAAGTTCTAGAGGAATCAATTGAATCAGTTAAAGCTGGAAATGAGCTCACTCCTCCTGTCGAAAAAAAAGAGGTGGAGACAGAAAAAGTGGACCCTAAGACTGAACCTGAAAAGGAAAAATCAGAGGATCATGCTCCGGAGGACCCCAGCACCCCTCTAGCCGGCGAAGAAAAATCAGCGGAATATGAATTTCGTGTTCCGAATAAAGGCAAATTCGAATCTGATGAGTCATATGAAAAGCGAATCGAGCTTCTAGACTTAGTTAAGAGACGAAAACTTGCTAAAACTGATGAACAACGACTGGCTTTAACAGATGAAATAAAAACCGCTAAAAGTCAAATAAAGACAATTAACGGTACAGATAAAGTCACTAATCCTTTATTAAAAAAACAAGAGGAGGTGATTGAAAAACCGATCGAAGAAGATGAGACTTTAAAAGCTGACAGAGAACGGCTCAAAGAACTTGGTGGAGCTACTAAAGAAGATATAGCAAAAATTGTTAGGCAGGAACGTCTAGCAACAGATGTTAAAAACACTTTAGATAGCTTTGTAGATAGACATTCAGAACTTAAAGATGAAGATACTCGGGAAGTATTCTTTGACTTCGTTGATGCTAACTACGCTTGGCAAAACAAGGGTGGTAAAGAATTAATGACTATTTTAGAACTAGCTCGTGAGAACATGTTTAAGCCCTCGGAAACTATTCAAGAAAGAGTACTAAACGGAGCGAATGTTCAAGAGAAAGTTAATGCGATGCAGTTCCCTGGAGGAACTATCGCAAAAACTGATCACTCTCCAGAAGTGCGTAAGTCAATAGACGAACTTATAGCAACTGGAATGTCAGAAGAAAAAGCCATCGAACTTTTATCGGATTAAGTAATCCTTTAAAGTTAAAATTTTATGGCAACTATAAAACAGGCCACAATAAAGAACACAAGGGAATTGCGTGATGAAAATAAAGAAGCTGCAACAGTTATGACTCTAGGAAATATCCTAGCTCAAACTGCTGGTTATGCTGTCAATGCTGATAGTGGAACCGTAGTAGCTGATTTGTTAGGTGTTTGTAATGAAACAATTGCCGCTGTTGATGCAAAAACCACTGTTCAAGTTATTAGGCCTTCAGACGAAGATACTTTTATCTTCCCTGTTACCAATAATTCTGATGCTACTCATAATGGACAAGCTATGGTCCTTACAAGTGCAGCAGAGGTTAATAATACTGGTACCACCAGTGCCACTGGTATCGTACAGCAAGTCGAACCGTACGGAGCCGCATCTGATAAACTTATCATTGGTAGGTTTATTACCCTATAATAAATTTAATATATAAAATATTATGTTAGGTACAATTAATGATTATGCGGTCATCGTAAACAACGTCCTAAAACATCTTGCTCCAAAAGTTTCACCTACAGTTAAGAGTGAATACTTGGACTTTATGCATAAGGTAACAAACAGCGAAAGAACATACACTGACGTTGGAGTTACTGGACTTGGAATGGCTCAAATAATCCCAGATGGAGGTATCGGTGCTTCTGATGCCCCAATTCAAGGTTACTCAAAGAACTATGTTCAAATGCACTTTACTAAAAAAGTACGTTTGACTTTCCAAATTAATTTCTTCTTATTTGAAGGAGCAGCTGCTAAGATTAAGGGGTCTGTTAAATCAAAAGTTTTGGAAGGTAAAAATGCTATTGAGCATGCAAAAAATTACTTGGCTCAATCACTTTTGGCACAGGGATTCACCACTTCATTTACCTGGACTCCAATTAACTCAGTTGGAACATCACAGTCAATAGCTACCGTTGGTGCTGATGCTGTTGAATACTGGTCACAGGCTCATCCTCGTGAAGACGGAGGAACAGCTTGGTCAAATGTTATCGTTGACGGTGCTACAAGCTCACCTCAATTCACATACTCATCTTTGTTAGCTGCTCGTAGATTACACTCAGTTAAAAAAGATGGCAGAGGAAATCCATTGATCTCTGAATTAGATACTTTAGTATGTAGAAGAGGTTCAACTACTGCTCAGTTTGCTAAAACCATTAAAGGCACCATTGATAAAGGCTTGGCTCCTCAGCAAACTAATGTATTTAACAACGCTCCGGCTACTGATACTTTCAAGATAGTAGAACTATCTCCTTATCAGAATTTAGCTATGGACGGGTTAATGTGGGGAATGTTCGATTCATCTATGATGAACGAAGATTTCGGATTCAAATACATCGAGGCTTTAGCAACTCGTGCTGAACCAGCTGTAATTGATTTGTTAGGTAACCAGGATTTGGTACTAAACTTTAACTCCCTTGCTGTTATGGGTGCTTCTGACCTTAGAGGTTGGATGTGGTCAGACGGGGACGGAGTTACGACTTAGGGTCATTGACCGATGGTCTGATGGTGATGGTGCTACTGTTTAATTTAGTCTATATATTGAGCCCCTAAGAAATTAGGGGTTCAGATAAATAGAGTAATTAACTTAAATAACAAAAAACATATGTTACAAGATGCTCACTCAAAAAAAACATCCGCAACTGTAGCTGCTGCCGTTGGAACAACAGAAGTGGTAGCCGCTCAAGATGATGCCTATATCTATGTTCACGAATTAATTGGTGATTTAGCTGCTGGCGGAAACTTAACAATTATGTGCGGAGCTAGGGAAGTTGCCGCATTTGTTCTTGATGCTGGTCAAGGTATTACCGAGCAAGATGAGTCAGGAAATGACGGAGTACCAAGATTTGAATGTAGACCAGGAGAAGCCTTTTCTCTTATAGTAACCGGTGGAACTTTCAACGGTTCTATTGATTACAGTTTTAGATATTAATCTAACTTTAAAAATATGAACCCAGAATTAACTACAGAACAAAAAGATAAATTAAAAACCTGGGCTGAACAAAGAGATTCTCTTTTGTCAGAAATTTCTAACTTACGAATCACTGAAGAAACTCTTCAAAAAACTAATAAAGAATTAGCTGCTTCTAGTACTGAGATTCACAAGAAGATGGATGAAATAAGGGGTAGAATAGAGGAATTGAAAATTAAGGAAAGTGAATTGCCGTTAGTTGTTTCAAAAGAAGTAGCTTTTCTTCAGTCTAAAAAATCGACTCTCGAATCAGAGATAACTAATCTATCAAAAATAGTAGATATACTTGATAAACAAAAAGCATCCTTAAATGAAGATGTTCTTTTTGCTTTGTCTAATTTCGAAGTATTGAAGGGCGAAACTCTTTTATTGGATAAGGTTGTTGATAGAGTCACTCAAGTTAGCTTGACTAATAAAGATAGAATAAACTCATTAGTAGATAGTCTAGCCACAAGTATCGAGGAAATTATTGAAGTAAATAGAAAAAATGTTTTTGAAACCAATATCGTAATAGACAAAGTGCCGAAGATGATTATGGAAGCTCAAAAGCACGGTTTAATAAAAAATAAGATTTAAACATATGGCATACTTAGCAAATAAACTTGGCGACCCACTTAATCTAGGTTGGTTCGCTACCCCTGAAGCCCTCGCCGCTGCTTACCCTGTCGGAGCCGATGGGTATTTTGCTATGGTAGGGTCAACTGATACTTTTTGGACTTGGGATTCAGACACAAGTACTTGGGTTGATACAACAACTGCTGGTCCAGTTGGTCCAACTGGCTACACTGGCTACACTGGTCCGACTGG